CATTATAACATGTACCGCTATATAACGCTATATATAAAATACAAAACATTGACAAAATTTTTCCGCCACCCACAAAGGGTGGCGGCTTCCCTAAGTATTATTCAACTTCGGAACTCAGGAGGCGCATCAGTTGGTTGTGGTTATCTTATCCGTTTTGTAAAGTTAATGACATTGTTAAAAAGAGCCATTTAAAAAAAGTGTTAAGTTAACATTGACTTAACACTTAAAAGATGCTATTTTTAGGCTGTTGAATTATGATCATACCCAAGGAGCGAGGAACCGAAAATCCCCGCTCCTTTTCCTATTCTGACAGGAAAGGATGTGAACAGGAAACGGTCGCGGATGCTCCTTCGAACACAATTTGAAGGAGGAATGAAATGACTGCACTATTGTTCCTGGCACTCTATACCGCACTGATGGTAGGTGCCACATTGATTTTTGCTAGAAAAGGAGACGGGAAGGAAGACTTCTACGTCGGTAATCACAAACTGGGGACGGTGAGCTCAGCGATGAGCATCGCCGCTACATGGATCTGGGCTCCGGCTCTGTTCACGAGCGCCGAGAAGGCGTATACGAACGGTGCGCCGGGGCTTTTCTGGTTCCTGGTCCCTAACGTACTATGCTTACTCTTTTTTATCCCCTTCGCCCGTAGGATCCGGAAGGAAATGCCCGACGGCATTACCCTTTCGGGTTATATGGGTCAGAAATATCACTCCGGGACGGTGAAAGGCGTTTACCTTTTCCAGCTCGGAGCGCTTTGCATACTGTCGACTTCGGTCCAGCTGCTTGCCGGCGGCAAGATCCTTGCGACAGTCACCGGATATCCGCTGTGGGTGATGACCTTCATCCTGGCAGCTATCGCGTTCTCTTACTCAGCAATTTCCGGAATACGGGCATCGATCCTGACGGATGTACTCCAGATGCTGTTCATGCTCGCATCCTGCGCACTGTTCGTGCCGTTGGCATTGAGATTAAACGGAGGAATGGATGCCATAAAGCTGAGCGGAATAACCGGTGAATACACGAGCCTGTTCGGTGAGAAGGGCATGGAGGTCTTTCTGGGCTTCGGCCTTCCAACGGCGATCGGGCTTATAGCCGGACCTTTCGGCGACCAGTGCTTCTGGCAGAGAGCGTTCAGCGTGAGGGAGGATAAGATCGGGAAGGCATTTTCACTTGGAGCGCTGTTCTTTTTTCTGGTGCCGTTCTCCATGGGATTGCTCGGCTTCGTTGCCGCAGGGACAGGTTTCATTCCTGCCGATAAGAGTATGGTCAATTTCGAACTCATAAAGGCGATCCTTCCGTCGTGGGTTGTGATCCCGTTTATGTTTATGCTGATCAGCGGACTTCTATCAACCGTAGACAGCAACCTGTGCGCCATAGCAAGCCTTACTACGGATGTAGGTAAGAGAAATACCAAGGCAAAGGGAATAAAGGCCATGGTGGCCCTTCTGGCCGTCTCGATACTTATCTCCAACATCCCGGGGCTGACCGTAACACACATGTTCCTGTTCTACGGTACATTCAGAGCGGCCACGATGCTCCCGACAATGCTGACCCTTAAAGGCGTCAAGCTTAAAGCCAGAGGAGTTACATCGGGGATAATCACATCACTGTGCGTTGGGCTTCCTGTGTTTGCGTACGGGAATATGAAGAATATTGCCGTATACAAAACCACAGGAAGTCTCCTGACGGTTGCTCTGTCGGGTATCATAGCCGTCATCGTTTCCAGACACAAAGGAACGGAGGCGGTGAAGGCATGAAGGTAACCCGCTTAAAGCTCGATGATCTGCATGCTCCCGAAGAAAACGTTCGCTACCATACAGAGGCCCAGCTCAAGGAATTTGAGCGTTCCGTCCGGATGTTCGGACAGATACGGCCGCTGGTGGTAGACGAGAACCACGTTATTCTGGCGGGTAACGGCCTGTACGAAACCCTGAAGCGTATGGGAAAGACTGAAGCTGACTGCTATGTGATCAGCAATCTGTCTGACAATCAGAAGAAAAAACTGATGATTGCGGACAATAAAGTCTATTCCTTAGGCGTAGACAACAATGAGATGCTTGACAAGATCATTGCCGACCTCGGCGATGACCTGGACATTCCGGGCTATGACGAGGAAGTATTAAGGCAGATGAACGCCGAAGCCGCCACCATAACGGAGCAGATCTCCGGGTACGGTCGGCTGGATGATACGCAGATCGGGGAGATAAGACAGGCAGGAGAAAGACGGGATGAGCATATCGCACAGGCGCAGACGCCCGAAGCCGGTTCTACGGAAGTCACAGACAGCCAGGAGGCAGGGGAACACGCCACCGCAGTTCCTCAGACCGAGACCGAGGCCGGCCGCTATGTCATCTGTCCGAACTGCGGGGAGAGAATATGGTTCTGACGCGGATCCAGTCCGACATCAGTGTCGTAGAAGCTGCCAGGATTAGAACGAGGAATATATTCGAAAATCATCTGCCGGTATATTTCTCATTCAGCGGTGGGAAGGACAGTCTCGCACTGGCACAGGTAGTCCTGGAGCTGATCCAGAGACACGAGATCGATCCGTCACTGTTGACAGTACAGTTTATCGACGAGGAAGCCATATTCCCGTGTATCGAGGACATGGTGAAGAAGTGGCGGAAGATCTTCCTGATGCAGGGCGCGAAGTTTGAATGGTACGCGATGCCGGTAAGACATTACAACTGCTTCAATGAGCTGGAGAATGACGAGTCATTCATCTGCTTCGAACCGGGCAAGGAGGACCGATGGGTAAGGCAGCCGCCTTCCTTCGCGATCCGTTTGCACCCGCTCCTGAAGCCGGGAGTGGATACCTACCAGTCATTCCTTGAGAAGAGGAACGCCGGAGGGATAGCTATCATCGGAATGAGAGTTGCGGAGTCCCTGCAGCGTCTCCAGTATTTCGCAAGGATAACGAAGTCAGGGAAATCCGTTACGAACCAGGGCAAGGCCTATCCCATATACGACTGGAAGGATACGGACGTCTGGAAATTCTTAAAGGACGAGCACGTAGACATTCCGGTCGTTTATTTATATCTGTACCAGATAGGCACCGCACGGAGAAATCTGAGGATATCCCAGTTCTTCAGCGTAGACACGGCCCGCGTCCTGGTACGGATGAACGAGTATTACCCGGACCTCATGGAAAGGGTATGCCGCAGGGAACCGAACGCCTATCTGGCATCGCTTTACTGGGACTCGGAGATGTTCGGCCGGAGCACCAGAACCCGCAGGGAACTGGAAAAGAAGGAAACCGGGCCGAAGAAGGATTACAAGGCGGAGCTGACTTATATGTTCTCGCACATGGAAACCTTCTTCCAGACACCTCATAAGATGCACGTAGCGACCGAGTATAAAAAGTTCTTCATGCGTGTATGTGCGTTCGCAACGGAGCAGGATTACAAGGCCATCTACGAAGGTCTGTCATCCGGAGATCCGAAGCTGCGCACACTCCGTTCGCTCTTCTACAAGGTCTACGGCTCTTACCTAAAAACCGCACAGGGGAAGGAGGTGAGAACGCATGGACGAGAAACTGTTCGCGCCGCTGAAAACGCTGGAATGGGTAGACCGCAATAAGCTCAAGGCCAACGACTACAACCCGAACGTTGTATCGAAGGACAACCTGAAGCTCTTAACGCATTCAATCCTCACCAACGGATGGACGCTCCCGATCGTAGTGAGGCCCGATTACACGATCATCGACGGATATCACCGCTGGCTTGTATCCGGGCAGGAACCACTGCTATCTAAGTTGGGCGGGAAGGTACCTGTCGTGAAGGTCGAGCACAGGGACCACGCGGAGGACATATACGGAACCGTAACGCATAACCGGGCCAGAGGCGTACACCTTCTGGATCCTATGAAGCACATTGTGAAAGAACTTCTGGATGATGGAAAATCCGTTGACGAAATCGGGAAGCAGCTTGGAATGAGACCTGAAGAGGTATTCCGGCTGTCTGATTTCACCAAAGAAGATTTCCTGCGCATCATGACGGAGGGAACAGACAATTATTCCCGTGCTGAAATCATCACGAAAAGATGAACAGCATGAGAACACATAAGATATGTGGAAAACATGAGCGGGGCGGGGATACCACCCCGTTTTCTGGTCTCTCCACGAAACCGACAATTACCAAGGGAAGGGGGACGCCGAAGCGATGGCTAAAGCAAGAAGCCCGGACAGGGTGAAGGCGGAAAAACTTTACCGTGGCGAAGGGTTGGCGCTAAACGAAATCGCTGATAAAATCGGCGTTCCCGTGAGCACGGTGAGGTCATGGAAAAAGCGTGACGGATGGGACAAGGAACCGGAGAAGCCGAAGCCGGAAAGCGTTGCAAAAAAAACCAAAAATGCAACGCGAAAAGTGCAACGCGCTGATAAAAAAAGTGCAACGCAAAAAGCGTCCTCATCCGGCCATAAAAGAGGTGTGGGAGCGCCTCCACATAATCACAACGCTGACGGAGGTCCGCCTGGCAATAAGAAGGCTGAGAAGCACGGCGCTTATAGCCGTGTCTACTGGGATACCCTTGATGAGGATGAACTTGATATCCTTGACCAGACACCTGATGACGAGGCCGAACTTCTGGAAGATCAGATAAAGCTGTTCGAGGTCCGCGAGCATCGGATCATGAAGGCGATAAAGCACTATCGGGAGATGGAAGCGCCTATCGTCGTTGACCAGATGCAGCGTACTGAGGATAAGCGGGTATTTGACGGGACACCGGAAGAGCAGGCCGAGCAACAGGCAAGGTACAACGAGATGGTGCAGGATGAGATCGACAGCGGCAAGCGCAAGCCTGGTCGAACGATCCATACCATGACCATAACGGAGGACAAGAACAACAAGATCATTCGGCTGGAGCAGGAGCTGTCCACCGTCCAGAGCAAAAAGACGGCGGCGATCCAGGCACTGGCTAACATCCGCGCTTCGAGGAATGAGGAGACCTCCGGTTCTGATATCGTCCACGCTTGGGCTGATGCAGTCATGAGGGCAAGACAGGAGCGAGGTGATCAGGATGGATGATCAGGCGTTCAATGAATTCCTCGATGAGAGCATTCCCATGTGGAAGGCCAATCCTGTTCAGTACTTCGAGGAAGTTCTTACCTTTCATCCGGACGAATGGCAGGCAGAAGCGGCCATGGATCTGGCAACCAGCCCCCGAGTATCGATCAAATCCGGACAGGGCGTCGGCAAGACGGGCTTCGAGGCGGCGGCGTTCCTCTGGTTCATCACCTGCTTTGATTATCCCCGTATTGTGGCCACGGCACCGACAAAGCAACAGCTCCATGATGTTCTGTGGTCAGAAATATCGAAGTGGATGAGCAAGAGCCCACTGCTTGAGCAGCTCCTTCGCTGGACCAAGACCTATGTCTATATGGTCGGCCAGGAAAAGCGATGGTTCGGTGTGGCCAGAACCGCAACCAAACCGGAGAACATGCAGGGCTTCCATGAGGACAACATGCTGTTCATCGTGGACGAGGCCTCCGGTGTGGCCGATCCGATTATGGAGGCTATACTCGGTACTCTTTCCGGTGCCAACAACAAGCTGCTCCTGTGCGGAAACCCGACCAAGACCTCCGGCACGTTCTACGACAGCCATACCAGAGACAGGGCGCTGTATAAATGTCTTACGGTATCATCCCTTGACAGCAAGAGGACGAACCGCGAGAGCATTGACGCGCTCATCCGAAAATATGGCTTTGACAGCAACGTTGTCCGCGTCCGTGTTCGAGGGGAATTCCCTAACCAGGAAGATGATGTGTTCATCAGTCTCAGCCTGATCGAACAGTGTTCTTCAAGGATCTACGAGCTGCCGGAAGATAAGGGGATGCCGTTCGTGATACTGGGCTGCGATGTGGCCCGGTTCGGCGATGACGAAACCATTATCTGGCGGAACTATATGGGAAACTGCAAGATCGTCTGCCATCGGCGGGGGCAGGATCTGATGGCTACGGCCGGCGATCTGGTCGACCAGTATCTCAAGATCTATGAGGAATTCCCGGATTACCATGGGAAAACCTACGTCAATATCGATGACACCGGCCTTGGCGGAGGTGTAACCGACCGGCTCCGTGAGGTCAAGCGTGAGCGCAGGCTGCGGAAGCTGGTCATCATCCCCATCAATGCGGCCGAGAAGATCGAGACCGACACCACCGCCGGCAAGCAGTCGGCAGAGCATTACAATAACCTGACCACGGACATGTGGGCGAACATGAGGGACCAGCTGGAAAACCGGAACATTGTCATTGAGGACGATGAGGAAACGGTCGCTCAGCTGTCATCCCGAAAGTACCGCATGGCCAGCAACGGAAAGATTGAGCTTGAAACAAAACAGGATATGAAAAAACGAGGGCTGGACTCACCCGACAGGGGCGATAGTCTGGCCCTTTCTTTATATCTGGGCAAGATCAAGAAGGTTACCGGACACGCGCCTGGCGAAGATATGGCCGACGCGCTGACCAAGGAGAACTACTTCGGGTCATAAGGAAAGAAGGTGAGATAAGTGAAAGAGTATGGACGCATAGGCCAGAACCGCTGGGACGGAATGTTCTCGGAAGAGTTTCTTCCGGAGCTGCGCGGCCTTAAGGGCATTAAAGTCTATAAGGAGATGGCGAACAACGACTCGACCATCGGGTCAATCCTGTTCGCAATCAAGATGCTCTGCCGTCAGGCGCCATGGTCAGTGGAGCCGGGCGGCGACAGCGCGAAGGATAAAGAAGCGGCCGAGTTCGTGGAGAGCTGCATGAACGACATGTCCTCCACATGGACCGACACCATATCCGAAATCCTCTCCTTCCTGACGTATGGCTGGAGCTTCCATGAGATCGTCTATAAGCGCAGGAACGGCAAGAAGCGTGACCGAGACCTGTCCAGTAAGTACTCGGACGGCCTGATCGGATGGGAAAAGCTCCCGATCCGTTCACAGGATACCCTGTACCGATGGGAATATGACGACAACGACAATCTGGTCGGCATGACTCAGCAGCCACCGCCAAAGTACGAACTGCTGACGATCCCGATGCGGAAGGCTCTGCTCTTCAGAACAGAATCGGCGAAGGATAACCCGGAAGGGCGCTCAATCCTCCGCAACTGCTATCGTGACTGGTACTTCAAGAGAAGGATCCAGGAGATCGAGGCTGTCGGCATTGAGCGTGATCTGGCCGGTCTGCCGGTTATCCATACGCCGGAAGGACTGGATATCTGGGATAAGGACGATACGGACGCGCAGAACATATACGCCACGCTGGTCACCATGATCAAGAACGTTCGTCGAAACGAGTATGAAGGCCTGGTCCTTCCGTTCGGCTACGACTTTGAACTGACATCGACCGGCGGGACACGGCAGTTCGATACAAATGCCGTCATTCAGCGGTACAACGTCAACATCGCCCAGACGGTTATGGCAGACTTCCTCATGCTTGGCCATGAGGGAACCGGATCTTTCGCCCTGTCGGCGGATAAGACGACCATGTTCACGACAGCGATAGGAACCTTCCTTGACATCATCTGCGAGGTGTTCAACAACCAGGGCATTCCTTCCCTGATCGACATCAACGGATCACATTTCAACGGCATCACAGATTACCCTCAGCTGACGCACGGAGCTGTCGGAGATGTAGACATCACGCAGCTGTCCACGATGCTCAAAGACCTTATCAGTGTCGGCGTTATCGTGCCGGATGAAGGCCTTGAGGATTATGTCCGTGATGTGGCCGATCTGCCGGAAAGATCACCTGTTGAAGATGACCGGAGCGCGGATCCGCGCCGGGAAAGCCAGAGACGGCAGCCGGAGCAGACCGGAAATGACGATATGGACGGTGAGGATACGGACGATGCAGAGGATGACGATGCACCCGCTCCAAGCCGAAGCCGCCCCTCAGGATCCTCACACGTAGATCCCGATGACAACCAGGATGACGCGGACGAGGATACAGACGGCGATGGTTCTTCTGCTCCGCGCAGACGATCAAGAAGAAGGTGAGGCCATGTTCAAGGTAATCAATCCAAGGACAAGGAAGATCCGCAAGAGCGCCGCTTCCAAGGCCGTTCTTGACGCGCTGAATAAATTCCTCGATGACAAGGACGGCGAGCCTATACGGTGGCTTACGAGGATGTGGAAGGGTGAGCAGAAAGCCATCACCTATAAGCAGCTCCGTATCATCGTAAAGGACGATCCTGCGGCCGAGCAGGTGTTCAGCAAGTGGTTCCAGGACTACTCGAAGTTCGTCAAGGACATGATGACGCCGTCCTGGAAAGATGCTTTCCTCAACGGATGGAAATATCAGCCGAAGCTTAAGAACCTTAAGATCACGGTCGACTCATCCGACCGCCTGGTCCGGCAGTGGATCACGGAGCATGGCGCTCAGCTGGTGACGAACAGCACTGAAACGCAGGTTGACGCCATCCGTTACCTGGTGGCAGAGGGCAAGGCGAAAATGATGAGCTCGGCGGAAATCGCCCGGTATATAAGGCCGACCATAGGCCTTACAAGACCGGATGCGGCCGCAAACCTTAAGCTCTATAACACCGCCAAGGAACAGCTGAAGAAAGACCATCCCCGCATGACGGATGCGTCAATCGAACAGAAGGCAAGGGATATAGCGGTCAAGGATGCGCAGAAGCGCCAGTCACGCAGGGCGGAAACCATCGCCCGGACGGAGCTGGCCTATGCCTACAA